CTAATGCTCGTGAAAGACTTTCTGGAGCCGCTAAGAGTGCTAGAGAGAAAGCTGGTTCTGCTACTTCTAATGCTCGTGAAAGACTTTCTGGAGCCGCTAAGAGTGCTAGAGAGAAAGCTGGTTCTGCTACTTCTAATGCTCGTGAGAGACTTTCTGGAGCCGCTAAGAGTGCTAGAGAGAAAGCTGGTTCTGCTACTTCTAATGCTCGCGAAAGACTTTCTGGAGCCGCTAAGAGTGCTAGAGATTCTGCGGCAAAACGTCAAAAAGAACAAACTGCTAGAAAAGATGTGGGAAAGAAACAAGAAGCTAGTGAGCAGAAAACATCAAATTCTACTCGTGAACAAACGTCTAAGGCAATAAAGTCTGGATCAAATAACTCATCTTCTGGTAAATCATCTTTATTTAAGGGTCTTCCTGACGATTTCACACAAGAGGAATTCGATCAGTGGATGCTGGGTAAAGATGTAACTAGAGCCCGAAAGAGGTGATAGTATTGTATACAGACGAGCTCTATCACCACGGTATTAAAGGTATGAAGTGGGGACTTCGACGTTTTCAAAATACTGATGGTTCTTACACCGATGCTGGAAAAAGGCGTCGAGCTAAATCTGATCGTGATTGGGCTGCAAAAAATTCTTCTCAGCTTTCCGACGATGAACTTAACAAACTCATTGTCCGTCTTCAAAAAGAAAAGCAGCTTAAAGATCTTACAGATCAAGTAGTCCATCCTGGTAGAAAAATGGCTAGAGATTTGTTAGATCGATATGGTAATCAAATTGTTGCAACTGCGGTCGGAGCTGCTGCTTCTGCTGCCGCAACTGTTTATATTACTAAGAAAATTAATCCGCCTAAGAGCACGTATGATCAAATGCTCGAACGTGAATCTGCAGATCGCGAATTAGCTCGTAGGGGATACTACTCTAAACATTATGACGAAATGGGTAAAGTAAAGTCAAAAACATCTGGTGGAGGAAAGAAGCATACATAATTTTAAATAGAAAGAGGTTGGCATGAGCCTATCCAATACGGCCGTGCCGAAATATTATGGTCTTTTTCGTGACGCGGTCATTCGTGGAGAAATTCCAGTAAATGAAGAGATTTCTATGGAGATGAATCGTATTGATGATCTCATAGCAAATCCCGGAATTTATTATGATGATCAAGCAGTTGAAGGTTGGATTAGGTTCTGCAATAATGAACTTACTCTAACCGATGGTGCGGATCTTAATCTTCTTGATACATTTAAACTATGGGGCGAACAGGTTTTTGGCTGGTATTATTTTGTTGAAGGTTCTGTTTACGTTCCATATGAAGACGGTCACGGTGGCCATTACGTTAGACGGTCGATTAAAAAGCGACTAATTAATAAACAGTATCTTATAGTTGCTCGTGGTGCTGCTAAATCAATGTATGCCGCGTCTATTCAAGCATACTTTGGAGCAGTAGATTCGACAACTACAAACCAAATAGTTACTGCTCCAACAATTAGACAATCTGAAGAAACACTTTCACCAATAAGGACTGCGTTAGCTAGATCACGTGGTCCTTTATTTAAGTTTTTAACAGAAGGATCGCTAAACAATACTACTGGGTCTAAGCAGAATCGACCCAAAATGGCTTCTACTAAAAAAGGTATTGAAAACTTTCTTACAAATTCCATTATAGAATCTCGCCCAATGTCGATTGATAAGCTTCAGGGATCTCGTTGCAAGATAGCCACTGTCGATGAGTGGCTTTCGGGAGACATTCGTGAAGATGTTATTGGTGCTATTGAACAAGGTGCTTCTAAGAATGATGACTATCTAATTATCGCTACTTCTTCAGAAGGTACTGTTCGTAATAGTGCTGGCGACACAATCAAAATGGAATTAATGTCTATTCTTAAAGGCGAATACATAAATCCCCATGTGTCCATTTGGTATTACAAACTTGATGATGTAAAAGAAGTTGCCGATCCTGCTATGTGGATGAAGGCTCAGCCGAATATTGGTAAGACTGTTAGCTATGAAGTTTATCAATTAGATGTTGAGCGTGCTGAAAAGAATCCTTCTTCTCGTAATGACATTCTTGCTAAGCGTTTTGGCATCCCAATGGAAGGCTACACATACTTCTTTACATACGAAGAGACTATTCCTCATCGTAAACATGATTTCTGGTCTATGCAATGTGCTATGGGCGCGGACCTATCACAAGGCGATGACTTTTGCGCTTTTACGTTCTTGTTTCCGTTGCGCGATGGTGCATTTGGCGTTAAGACTAGATGCTATGTGTCCGAGTTAACTGTTAAAAAGTTACCGCTTGCTATGCGACAAAAGTATGAAGAATTTATAAAAGAGACAAGCCTTGTAGTATTAGATGGGGCCGTTCTCGATATGATGGAAGTCTATGAGGATCTTGATAACTTCATTATAAATTCTGATTATGATGTAGTGTGTTTCGGATTCGATCCGTATAATGCTAAAGATTTTGTTGCTAAGTGGCAAACCGAAAATGGTCCATATGGAATAGAGAAAGTAATACAGGGTGCTCGTACGGAATCTGTGCCCCTTGGCGAGCTTAAAAAGTTAGCTGAAGAAAGATTGCTATTATTTGATGAAGAGCTGATGTCTTTTTGCATGGGGAATTGTATAACACTTGAGGATACGAATGGAAACCGCAAACTTTTGAAAAAGCGTAACGATAAGAAAATCGATAGTGTTGCCGCTATGATGGATGCTTATGTTGCGTATAAACTTAATCGTGAAATGTTTGGATAATTTTTTACAGATTGAGATAGAATAAAATTTAGATTATACAAAATATTGCGTAAAAATTCTGAATGACAATAAAATAGTAATTATTATATAAAACTAGTAAAAGTTAGGAGGTGAGTAATGTCTCTAAAAGATCGTTTGTCTAGTGCTTGGAATGCTTTTCAGACAGAACCAAAGCGAAAAGAAGAGAATAGTGAAACTTATTCTCAGTCTTTATTTAGCAGTTTTGGCTCTCCTGGTTATTACAGAGGCGATAGACGTCGGATGCGTTTTAGTAATGAACATTCAATTCTGAATTCTATTTATAATAGGATTGCAAATGACGTCGCTTCTATTCAGATTCAGCACATTCGAACGGATGAAAACGGTCGTTATATCGAAACGATTAAATCCGGTCTAAACGAGTGCATGACATTGTCTGCTAATCTTGACCAAACTTCTCGAGATTTTTGGATGGATTTAGTCTTATCTATGCTCGATGAGGGTGTGGTTGCATCAGTACCGGTCGATACAACTACTAATCTTGATCGTAATAAGTCATTTGATATTTTGTCGATGCGCGTTGGTCGTATTATAGATTGGAAACCAGCGCATGTGACCATGGAAGTTTATAATGAACGAACAGGTAATCAAGAAACTATTACGCTTCCAAAAGAAAAAGTAGCGATTCTTGAGAATCCATTTTATTCCGTCATGAATGAGCCTAATTCGACTTTGAAACGTCTTGTTTATAAAATGAATCTTCTAGACCAAATTGATGGTCAAAAGGTGTCTACAAAATTGAACATGCTCGTTCAGCTACCATATTCATTAAAATCTCCTACTAGAATTGCTCAAGCTGAAGAGCGTCGAAAAGTACTAGAGAATCAGTTGGAAGAATCGAAATATGGTGTAGCGTATATCGATTCTACAGAAAAAGTTACTCAGCTTAATCGACCTCTCGAGAACGATCTTCCTGCTCAGATCCAAACTCTTACTGATCAGTTATATAATCAGATAGGAATAAGTTCTACAGTATTTCAAGGAACTGCTAATCAGGAACAAACTCTTGTGTATAATAAGAAAGTATTGAAGCCAATATTGGATCTTATCGAATTGGAGTTTACTAGAAAATTCCTGACACCTACTGCGCGAACTCAAGGGCAGAAAATCGGATACTTTATAGATGCATTCGATATGGTTACTCCTGGTGAGGTTGGTGACATGGCCAATTCACTTAGTCGTAACGAGATTCTTTCTGCGAATGAGTTTAGATCCATTCTTGGTTACAAGCCAAATGATGAGCCTCGTTCTGATCAGCTTATTAACAAGAACATGCCAATTAGTGCTGTTGATCCTAATGCTTTGACAAATAATAATGATGATAGCATAGATGAAGATGATTTTGATGCTGAATTAGACG